GAGTAGTAGTTTATTAAATTCTGTAGAGCGTGAAAAAGTTAGTCCTAAAGGTTTTGCTCCTATAACTAACACAGATAGAAAAGAATACTTTCAATTACAAGATGCTTTACAAGATGGAAGTAAAACTCCTGAAGAGCTAACTCAAGAAGATAGAGATTTAATAAAAATGGTAGAAGCTGTTTTAGAAGCTGAAAAACAAGAAAGAGAATCTAAAGCAAAAGGTGGTAAATTTCCAGATCTTACAGGTGATGGAAAAGTTACTAAGGCAGATGTCCTAAAAGGTCGTGGAGTATTTAATGAAGGTGGCCCTATGCTTTTACCGCCAGAACTACAAGAAACACCTGTAGATACTTATACACCTGAAGACCAAGCAAATGCAGAAGCAACACAAGTTTCTGATGATATGATGGAAGAAGAGTATGTTGATTACATAATCAATGAATCATTAGATGATGATGAACAGAATTATTTAGCAGAAGCACTTACAAACGATCCAAGACTTTCAGATATTATGGATAAAGTATTTGTTACTGCTAGTGAGTTTACTGGTTCTGGAGAAGTAGAAGGACCAGGAACGGGAGTATCAGATTCTATCCCCGCTAGACTTAGCGATGGAGAATTTGTTATGACCAGAAAAGCCACTGATCAAATTGGTGCAGACAATCTCCAACGTATGATGGATGATGCTGAACGTGCCTATGATGGTGGTCTAAAGTCGATGGCTATTGGTGGAATGGTTGAAGATGAAGACCCAGAAAAAATGAGTCAAACTGATGAAGAAATCAAAAAACTTATGATGGGTGCCAACCAAATACCTAGCCTTCGTTAAATTTTACGGCTACCTTGATAAGCCAAGCCCCATATTTTTTTATAGGCCAAATAAAAGAATTATGGCTACCTTGCAAGACACAAGCCCCGTGAAGGAGAGAAGTTATGTCAGAACAAGAAGGAAACCCATACAACGCTAAAAAACCCTGGCACACGCCAGATAAGCCTACTATGGATAATGCAGATGGATTATTTTTTGCACCGCCTGAGGCCACCTCAGAAGAAGCACCTCAAAAGCAGGAAGCAGAACCATCTCACAATTATAAAAAACGATACGATGATCTAAAAAAACATTATGATCAGAAGATATCTGAATTTAAACAAAAAGAGCAAGAACTAATTGCTCAAGCTAGATCTGCTCAACCTGAGTACGAACCTCCTAAATCTGTTGAAGAGTTGGAGGAGTTTAAAGATCAGTATCCTGATTTGTATAATACAGTTGAAACTGTAGCTCATTTACAAAGTCAACGTCAAGTATCTGAACTTGAGTCACAGTTGCAGTCTATGCGGCAACGTGAACATGAAGTTCTTCAAAGGGAAGCTGAAAATATTTTAAAAGATAGGCATCCAGACTTTGAAGATATTAGAGGTGATGAGACTTTTCATGAATGGGCAAAGGAACAACCTGAACAAATACAAGAATGGATTTATAATAATCCTGATAATGCTCTTTTAGCATCAAAAGCTATTGATCTTTATAAGCTTGAAAATGGCATAACTCAAACAAAACAGTCTAGAAAAAGACAGCAACAGTCTCAAGGCTCTGCCGCAGATATGGTATCAACCAAAACAACTTCTGTAGATGCGAAACAGCCTAAAATCTGGACTGAACGGGAAATCGCTGCTATGTCCCTAGATCAGTTTGATAAATATGAAGAGGATATTAAACAAGCTTTGTCTGAGGGTCGTGTGGTAGCAGCTTAACTTATGTTTTTATAGGAGTACATAAACATGGCTTTTAACCAATCAGACCAATTTTTTGAACCTAGCACAGATACTAATGCTAACTTTGGTAACTCTGTATCAGGTCAAACTAACTCATTCTTCCTGCCAAAGGTTTATTCCAAGCAGGTACTTAACTTTTTTCGTAAATCTTCTGTAGTAGAAGCAATTACGAATACTGACTATGCTGGTGAAATTGCAGCATTTGGTGATAGTGTTCGCATTATCAAAGAACCTGAAATTACTGTTTATCAGTATGAAAGGGGACAAGACGTAACTGCTACTAAACTGACTGACCAAGAGGTTACGTTGGTGGTAGATATTGCAAACGCATTTAAGTTTATTGTAGATGACATTGAAACAAATATGTCTCATGTAAACTTCCGTGATGTAGCAACTTCTTCAGCAGCTTACGCATTGCGTGATGCCTTTGATGCTGGCGTTATTGCTACAATGTTCTCTGGTGTTTCTGCCTCAAGTCCTAACCATATTCTTGGTTCTGACAATGCTACTGACCTAGCTGCTGGTACTTTCGACGGTACTGGTAACTTGGACATTGGTTTTGCTGGCAGTGAACATGATCCTATTGATGTGCTATCTCACATGGCACGTCTTTTGGATGAGCAAAATGTTCCTGAAGAAGGACGTTGGTTCTTGGCTAATCCTGAGTTTTATGAAGTTCTTGTACAAAGTTCTTCTAAGCTCTTGTCAGTTGATTACAATGCAGGTCAGGGTTCCATCCGTAATGGTTTGGTAAGCTCTGGTAAGCTTCGTGGTTTTGATATGTACAAGACCAATAACATTGCCGCTACGTCTAACGCTGCTGGTAAATGTATTGCTGGTCATATCTCTTCGACTTGTACTGCACAAACTATTACCAATACTGAGGTCATTCGTGACCCTGATAGCTTTGGTGATATTGTTCGTGGTTTGCACGTATATGGTGCTAAAGTCCTTCGTGGCGAAGCACTTGTATCTGCTTTCTATGGTATTGACTAAACTAAAGAGGGGCTGCTTAGGTGGCCCCATCTTTTTTGGAGTAATATATGGCTCAACTAGGTTCTGAAGAAAAACCTTTTGTAATGTCTACAGGAACTATTGTTAGTACAAAAAGTAGACATAGGAGAGGATTTAACAAATCTGCTTATGACAAAAACTATGATCGTATATTTAAAAAAGATCCTTTGTTTAATAGACCAAAAACAGATTTTAAGAAAGATCCTTATTTTAACAGAACTGAGTTTGAAATAGCCAGAGCTAAAAGTAAAACTTTTGAATCTGATCAAGATTAATATGAATAAAGTACCAAGAAAAAAAGGTTATGTTCCAAACAAGTATACAGGGAGAAGTCTTATGTATCATGGTGGTAAGAAAAAAATGTATGGTGGTAGCATGATGATGCGTGAAAAAGAGCGTATGATGCATGGTGGTATGTCGCGTGACAAAAAAGGTCATGGCGGACAAATGAAAAGTAGCTCCCCTAGTATTTATGCTATGGAAGATGCTTGCAATAAAATGGCTGGCTATAACATGAGCCTACCCAAAGGACGATGAAAGTTCAAGCTCCTGAAGGTTATCATTGGATGAAGTCTGGAAAGACTCTTAAGCTAATGAAAGACCCTAAAGATGGTTATAAAAAACACAAAGGCTCTAGTAAATCTGCTAACTTTGAAATACAAAAGGTTCATAAAAAATAATGGCAACTACTTTTCTAGAATTAACTAATGAGCTATTACGTGAGTTAAATGAAGTTGCTTTAACTTCTTCAAATTTTGGTAATGCTATTGGTGTGCAGCAACATGCTAAAGATCTTGTTAATAGATCTTATTTAGATATTGTTAATGAAGAACCTCAGTGGCCTTTTTTATCTACTGGTGAAAGTGGCAGCACTGATCCTATGTATGGAAATGTTTATGTTGAAACAGTAGCAGGAACTCGTTGGTATGAAATGAAACCTGCAAGTTCTTCTATTACTACTGACTATGGCTATATAGACTGGGATAATTTTTATTTAACTACTGTAGGAGTTAGTGGAGAGTCTGCACCTTATGAATCTAGAAATCTTAGATTTACAACTACAGAAGAATGGAAAGATTATTTTAGAATAACAGAAAATTTGGATGATGCAGATACACAACAATATGGTGTACCTAGAAGAGTAATTAAAAGTCCTGATGGAAGAAAATTTGGTTTAAGCCCAATACCTGATAAAGTTTATCGTGTTTGGTTTTTTGCTTTTGATCTTCCTACACAGTTAGATGCTTTTGGAGATACTATAGTATTTGCTGATACATACAAACCAGTTCTTTTAGCTAGAGCTAGATATTATATGCATCAATTTAAAGAAAACTCACAAGCAGCAGCATTTGCTCTTGAAGATTATAAACGTAGCTTAAAACTAATGAAACTACATCTTATGGAACCTGCACCAGGAACTTTTAAAGATGATAGAATAAGGTTTACATAATGTCTCAACCTTGGGGTTATTCATGTAGAGGTGGTTTAAATGTCAATTTAAATCAACTAGAAATGCTTTCTCAGCCAGGATTAGCAACAATCCTTAGGAACTTTGAAGTAGATCCAGATGGTGGATATAGACGTGTAAGTGGTTTTACTGCTTTTGGGGATACCCGTCCTAATTCTAGTAATGCTATATTAGGAATGGCTGTATATGCTGATGGCATTATAGTATGTTCAGGAACTGGTATATTTTTTAGTGTAGATGGTGAGGATACATGGCTTCAAATAAATAGAGCTAGTGTAGATGCTAGTGGAGATAATTATTCAACTTTCACAGGTCGTTCAGTAGCTGCTAGAACTTCACAAGGACGATGCACTTTTGCTATTTATGAGGGTACTTCTGACTATGGTGAAATTGTAATATGTGATGGAGTTAATGAACCTTTTTTGTTTCAAATGACAGGTACAGGAGGATTAACTTCTAGAACATTTTTTGCAAAAGAAATTACAGTAAGTGGTACTACCGGACCCGCTTTTTCTGTAATACACGATAAGCATTTAGTAGTAGCAGGAGCATCTACAGCAAAAAATACTATTTTTTACAGTGGCACTAATGATATTGATAGTTTTAGTAGTACTGGATCAGGCAGTATAGTAATTGAAGATGCTGTTGTTGGGCTTGCTAGTTTCCGTAGTGACCTTATTATATTTTGTAAAAATAGTATACATAAATTAATTAATATAAATGATTCTAGTAACGTAGCTGTAGTTCCTATCACAACTAACGTAGGTTGTGTTAATGGCGGAAGTATACAAGAAGTAGGTGGTGATATTTTATTTCTTGCTCCTGATGGTATTCGTACTATTGCGGGTACATCACGGATTGGAGACGTAGAATTAAGTTCAGTTAGTAGACAAATTCAAAAAATTATTTCTACTATATCTGCTGATTCAGATTTTATAATTACAAGTGGTGTATTACGTAGTAAGTCACAGTACAGATTATTTTATAGCAAAACAGGAGAAAGTCCATCTACTGCTAAAGGTATTATAGGTACTTTTACTTCTCAAGGTTTTGCCTGGTCAGAAACATTAGGTATTCAAGCATTGGGTTTTATTTCTGATGTAGATAAAGATGGAATAGAAAAAATTTATCATGGCGATAAAGATGGTTATGTTTATAACCACGATACTGGCAATTCTTTTATTGAAGCAGGATCAACAACAAATATAAATGCTACATATCAAACACCTGATTTTGACTTTGGTGATGTAGGTACACGCAAAACTCTTAAATATGCGAGAATTTCTTTTAGTCCAGAAGGGGCTATTGAACCAACTTTTAGAGTGAGATATGACTATCAAGATACTTCTGTTCCTCAACCAGAACCTTTTGATATGTCTGGTATTCAATTACCTGCTATATTTGGTTCAGTAGTGTTTAATGCAGTTACATTTGGTGCTACAACTGATCCAATGGAAAAGTTTACTTTAGAAGGTTCTGGAAATACTTGTAGTTTTAGAATTACAAGTAATGATAAAAAAGCATCTTATGCTATAAACGGTATTTATATAGATTATATGTCAGCAGGTAGGAGATAATAAATGGCTCAAAATTATACAAGACAGAGTTCTATGGCTGATGGTGATACTATTACAGCAGCTTTATTTAACAATGAATATAATCAATTAGTTAATGCTTTTGCATATTCTTCATCTAGTTCTTCTAGTACAGGGCATAGGCATGATGGTAGTTCTGGACAAGGCGGTAATGTCCCACAAATTGGTGACTTAGATTTTCTTAATAAAGTTGTAGTAGATGGTACAAATAATAGAGTAGGTTTTTTTGTAGAAGTATCTAGTAGTGCAGTAGAGCAAGTACGTGTACAAGATGGTGCTATTGTACCTGTTACAGATAATGATATTGATTTAGGTACTAGCTCATTAGAATTTAAAGATGGTTATTTTGACGGGACAGTATACGCAGATGCCATAAACTTTAACGGCACTGCTATTACAGCTACA